AGAATGCTGACAGCACTAGTGCATCACCTACGTCTGATGGCGTTGCTTTGAACTACGATGCCAATGTCCTAAACCAAGGGGCTGTGTTAGGTACTGATTATAACTGGGACTTCCCTTCTAGTACTTCTGTCAGGCTAACAAGCCTTGGCGCTTACAACCTTAAAGTGAGGATTATCTAATGGCAAAGCGTACACCAGAAGAATTAGAATTAGCCGTTAAGGAATGGAATCGCTCTCAACTTAAGGTGTCCATGCGTCAGGCTAGGTTAGCTTTGTACAACCAAGGGCTTTTAGAGTCTGTTGATACACAAATTGCTACGTTAGATGAGCCTGCTAGAACATTGGCCGGTATTGAGTGGAGACATTCAGACACCATAGAACGAGTGTCTCCTCTTGTTGCTACTGTGGGGGCTGCTTTGAACTTATCCGACGAGCAGCTTGATAGCTTGTTTGAGCTAGCGGCAACTCTCTAATGAGTACTGAGCAGCGTCTTGATCGCATAGAACAGACTTTAGACAAATTAAGCACGGCTATTTCTGATATGGCACGTATTGATGAGCGTTTGTTGCATGTGTTTAAAAGTTTAGAGAGGCATGAAAAACGTTTAGATGAACAAGAAGATGGAGTACGTGAATTAGAAAACGTAGTCATGGTTAATGCTAGCTCTGTTAAAAACTCAGAAAGATTTTTCTGGATTGTTGTTAGTGCTTCTATATCTCTTGCTGTTTATATGATGAGGTAGTCTATGTGGCAAACGCTCCTATCTCCTATTGTTACTTTGCTAGGTCAGGTTCTAAAGAACAGGTCTGAAGAAAAGAACGCAGTACATAAAGCAAAAATGGAAGTCATCAAGAACACAGCATCTTGGGAACAACTCATGGCAACTGCCAGTGCTACCTCTTGGAAGGACGAGTGGTTTACGTTGTTGCTCTCAGCGCCTGTAGTTGCCGTTGTATGGGGTATTGGAATGAATGATGTAGATATACTAGACCGCATTGGTCTTGCCTTTGAGGAGCTTAACAGGCTTCCTGATTGGTATCAGTATTTGTTATTCATGGCAGTATCTGCGTCCTTTGGCATACGTGGCGCTGACAAGCTTCTTGCGTTAAAGGGTAAGAAATAATGGCTGTAGACTTATACTCTTCTGGTTTAGAGATGGATCCTGATTTAAACTTAGGGTCTTTTAATCTTGGTAATGTATATGGTATTGACTTAAGTGCTATAACAGAAAACGAACCTAGCCCTGTAGTTCAAGGAGATGACGGTAATACGTATTTAAGCAATGCTTATTATACTCCTAGTGGTTGGAAAATAGACCCAGACTTTGACACACCAGTGTACTACTTTGTACAGCCTCTTGAGTTAGGCGAAGTAGCAGACAGTTACTTTACTTTAAATGATGATGGCTCTGTACAACAACAAGGAGCTTGGAGAACAGAAGAAGAGATTAAAAGTTATTGGGATGCTGAACAAGGTATGGGTTACTTTAAAGAAGCTAATCCTAATTTAGATTACGATACTTGGTTTTCTTTTATTAAAGATTCTTCAGATTTAGTTGCACAGGGATCAAACGAAACCCTATCCCCAGAACAGTATGGTATTAACACAAGCTTCCAGAACAACGATGGCGATGTGTTTCAATGGAATGGTTCTAGTTTTACCAAGACAGTTAAGGTAGATGACTCGTTTGATGCTGGTGGGTTTATCATGAACTTAGCTGTTGCTGCTATGACTGCTGGAGCAGGTACTGCCTTAGCTAATTATTTAGCGCCATACCTTCAAGTGTCACCAGCAGTAGCTAAAAACGTAATTACTAGTGCAGTTCAAATTGCTCAAGATGGTGAAGTAGATTTATCAACAGCTTTTAACTTGGCTATGCCGGGAAGTGGTGAAATAACTTCAGCAGGACAAGAAGCAGTTGATGCAGTAGTTGGTGAAATTTTAAATCCTGATAACTATGAAACAGATAATAGTGGTAATGTTGTATGGGGCGGGGCTACTCCAGAAATTACTGGAGAAAGTACGCAGGACGATGACGGTTCGTTTACTGATGAGTTTGGAGTAGAAACTACAATTACTTCTCCTCAGTTTCCTATTGAGACAGACACTGATGGTGGCGATAGTGCTGCTGCTAGTGATACTGATATTACAGGCGCTGGTACTGGTGCTGGTACAGGCACAGGTAGCGGTACAGGCGCTGAATCAGGTAGTGGTACAGGAACTGAAGCAGGCGAGGCAGGTGTTGAGATTGGAGATTGGATTTACAAAGATGGTGTGTGGAGACAAGTTGGTATCATTTCTAATGAAATGGGAGAGCCAACTATTGTTTTTTCTGGTGAAATTATTATAGGGCCGGGATCAGAAGGAGATTCAAGGTCTCAAGAAGAATGGGATGTCATTACCGCAAACGGCGGTTTTGATGATGGAACCTACACACAAGATACAGATTTCGAGTCTGAGCCTGTCGTTGACGAAGGTACTCAGGATGATGAAGACGAAGATGAAAGTTTTTATTCTTGGGAAGATTTTTTTGGAGATGTTGTAGGCACTGGCACTGGAACCGGTACAGGAAGTGGTACTGGTACAGGCAGTGGTACTGGAACCGGTACAGGCAGTGGTACAGGTAGTGGTACAGGCAGTGGTACAGGCACTGGTACAGGTAGTGGTACTGGTGCTGGTACAGGTAGTGGTACTGGTGCTGGTACAGGTAGTGGTACTGGTGCTGGTACAGGTAGTGGTACTGGTGCTGGTACAGGTAGTGGAAATGCTACAGGCACTGGTACAGGTGCTAGTACAGAAACCGATACAGGTACAGGAACTACAACTGAACCAACGCCTACTACTGAACCCGGTGGAAATGTTGCTGGTAATATTTGTATTGCTGCTGATGGTGGATTGGGTGTAACAGATAGCACAGGTGCTTGTATTGCAGTAGGTACTGGCACAGGCACTGGGCAGGGTAGTGGTGATGGTAGTGGCGATGGTAGTGGCGATGGTGGAGATGGTAGAGGTGGCGCTAGTATACAGGCTTCTAGAGGAGCTACTTATAATCCGTTTGAAGTACAAGGATTAAGTTTTGAATCAGTTACTCCTACACCAATACAGCAAGGTAACGCTACAGATTTCTTAGAAGGTTTAATAAAGCGTCAGTCTAATAGTTTATTTGGGAAATATATATAATGGCATATGACAATAGAGATCCTGCATACGTCCCTAGTCAACAGGCTTTAGCGGCTGATGCTTATATAGCAAGTACTAGTCCAGAAACGCATCCAGATGAGTATACGTACTATCCTATGTATGGTTATACATACACAGGGCCAATGGCACATTACACATCTGGTACTGAATATAATACATGGCTTAATAGTTCTCTGGGCGGTAGTATGTTTGGAAGTGGTCAAGCAGTTGCTGACGTTATAAACACCAGCCCATCTATTCCAGACGTTAATGTAGAGTCTCTTATAAATGCTTTTCCTGATGCTCAAGACACGGCAACGTATACACCAGAAACTTTCTTTCCTGATCTTAACCCTAACCAAGTAGGAACTGTTACTTCAATAGGCCCAGCACCAGAAACTACCGAGCCTCAAGATATTCCTAACAACGAAGTGCTACCACCAATACCTGTAGAGCCACCACCAGAACCAGAACCTCCATCACCTACTGGGTTACCTCCGATAGATACTTCAACATTAAACCCCAATGATGCAGTTACACCCCCAACAAGTACTGGGTTGCCTCCAGTTGTTGATAACGGATCGTCTGGAAATGTGTTGACTGCTGCTGGATTAGCAAATGCGCTTTCTATGCTAATACCAGAACCAACACCTCCACCTCCACCTCCACCAAGTGTTGTAGGCCCAAGTTCAGGTGGTACTTTTAATCCTGCTCCAATACAAAGACTAAGTTTTTCTAGCCCACAACTTGCTCCTATTGGTTCCTCAAATCAAATAGATTATGTTAAGCAAATAAGGGCTGGTCTGTTTAGGGATTTAATATGACATATTTAAATTTAGTAAACAATGTGCTTAGACGTTTACGAGAAGACCAAGTAACTACCGTGTACGCTAACACGTATAGTTCTATGGTTGGTGACTATATTAACGACGCTAAAACACTAGTAGAAAACACTTGGGATTGGTCACAACTTAGGTCTACTATTACGATTACTACTGCGGCAGATGACTACACATATTCCCTTACAGGTTCACAGGACTACGGCAAAATACTAACTATGGTAAACGATACATCTAATATAATTATGGAGTATCGTCCTCAGTCTTGGATTGACGAAAAGTATCTGATAGGAACACCTGCATCTGGTACTCCTGCTTTTTACACTTACAACAGTGTAGATGCTAATGGTGACTCACAGATTGATGTGTATCCTAAGCCTGATGGTGTTTACTCTATTAAAACTAAGATGGTTCTTAGGAATGTTCCTTTGTCGGTTGATGCAGATATTCTTGCTATTCCTAGTCAGCCTGTTATTCACATGGCAGTAGCTTTGTTAGCTCGTGAACGTGGCGAGACAGGCGGTACATCAACCCCTGAGTACTTTGCTATGGCTGACAAATACCTATCAGATGCAATCGCTATGGATGCACAGAAGCACCCTGACGAAACCATCTGGTACACACCGTAGGAGTAAGCATGGCTCAGCCACTACAGAGTATTAACTTAGTTGCTCCTGCTTTTATGGGGATCAATACTGAAGATTCTCCTATAGCACAGGACACTGCTTTTGCAGAAGTTGCTGATAACGCTATTATCGATAGGCGTGGTCGTTTAGCTTCACGAAAAGGTAACAGTGTTTTAACTACAAGCAAGTACTGGTTAGGCACAGACTACATTCATAACATACACGAGTTTTATGATAGTGCCGGTAACGAAGTAATCTTTAGTACTGGTAACAATAAGATTCTTACAGGTACTACTACTCTGGTGGATGCTTCTCCGGGGTCGTACACAATATCGGCTAACGATTGGAAGATATTTAATTTTAATGATTACGCTTATTTCTTTCAACGTGGTTACGAGCCATTAGTATATAGTAATGCGCTAGGTGCAGTAACTAAAATGTCTGCTGTTTCTGGTGCGTCTGTGGCAGCTACGCAGTACTGCAACGAAGCTATTGGTGCTTATGGTCGTGTGTGGTGTGTAGGCAACGCTACAAATGACAATGTTATTTACTGGTCTGATCTGCTAATTGGTCACGATTTTGCTGGTGGATCTAGTGGTTCTATTGATGTGTCTAAAGCATGGCCTAACGGGTTTGACACAGTAGTTGCTTTAGCAGGTTATAACGGCTATTTAATTGTCTTTGGAGAAAACAATACGCTTGTTTACCAAAATGCTGAAACTCCTGCATCTATGTCTCTTGCTGACACAATTCCCGGTGTAGGCTGTGTAGATAGAAAGAGTGTGCAGAGTATAGGAACAGACCTTTTGTTTTTGACTCAAACAGGTCTAAGAGGATTAGGTAGAACAATACAAGAAAAGTCACTTCCTATTACTGACTTGAGTAGGAACATAAAGCAAGAGTTGATTGCTAATACACTGGCTACTACTAAGCCTGTTAGTACTGTATATAGCCCTGAGAATTATTTTTATCTTTTGTGTTTTGCTGATCTTAACCTAGTGTACTGCTTTGACATACGAGCAACCTTAGAAAACGGTTCTTACAGGGTTACTCGTTGGCCTAGTGTTGACTTTAAGTCGTTTCAAAGAGACAGAAATGGAGACATATACATAGGCTGTGAAGACGGCGTAGGTAAGTATGACAACTACAGAGACAACGGAGAGTCTTACCGCTTTAGGTATTTTAGTCCGGGGCTTACGTTTGGTGATCCAGCAAAAATTAAGATGTTAAAAAAGATTAGACCTACTTTGATTGGAGGAAACAACTCAGACATTTTCCTCAAGTGGTCTTATGACTTTTCAACTAACCATAGTTCTAGTACGTTTAGAACTAGTAGTGATACCCCTGCTTTCTATGGACAGTCTGAGTACACTGACGCTGACTTTGCCGCAGAAGGAGAAACCTTAAGTAGGAATTCACTAAACACAACAGGATATGGCTCTGTAGTTAGCGTAGGACTTGAAACAGACATTAACGGCTACGCTTTGTCTATACAGGAAATGAACGTATTAGCACTATTAGGTAAAACAATATGAGCAAGTTGATAGAACAAATATTAGGGGCAGGTACTGCCATTGGGGGAGGACTTCTTACAGGTGCTGCTTATGATAGATTAAGCGACATTGGTACAGAGTCTCTCTTAGGTACTACAGTAGGAGGACAAGCAATTCCGGGCGCTGTGGATCTTGCTAATCAAGCTGTAGGTATGTCTCAGTTTAAGCCTTTTACTGTTACTTCTTCTACTGGGTCACAGTTTGGTGCTAGACCTACAATAGATGCTCAAGGTAACATTACAGGTACTGATGTTTATAATACGTTAGGCGGTACAGAGCAAGACATACAGAATGAACTGCTCAGACAGGCTCAGGCAGGCTTTGCAGGCGGTACTATGGGAAGTCCTGAAGCCGCTGCTGCTGGGTTGGCTCTTATGGGCCGTGGTACTACACAGCTTGGGCAAGACCCTTTACTCGCTCAAGATGCTTCAAACTTAGGCGGCATGTTCATGGGTCAACTTGCTCAACCTATGGCTGGTCGTGAGACTGATGTTTACAACCGCATAAGAGCTATGCAAACACCTGAAGAGCAACGTCAACGACTAGCCTTAGAAGAGCGTTTGTTTAATCAAGGACGTATGGGTGTACAAACTAATATGTACGGAGGTACGCCAGAACAGTTTGCTTTGTCTAAGGCACAAGCAGAAGCTCAGAATCAAGCATCCTTAATGGCTATGCAGCAAGCACAAGCAGAGCAACAACAACAAGCAGCACTAGGTGCTCAGTTTGCTGGACTAGGTAGTAGCTTAACAGACGCACAGCAACGACGTGCCATTGAATCTCTTGGTAGTGGTCAACAGATGTTAGCAGGTGGTTTAGGATTACAACAAGGACAGCAACAGCTTAACTTAGGTGCCCTGTCAGGTGCGTATATGCCACAAGCACAGATGCTTAATGTCCAGCAAGCTTCACAGCTTTACCCACAGATGCAACAGCAGGGTCAGTTGTACGGTGCTGGTCAGTACGGTGAGACTATGATGAGTGGTCTTGAGGCACGACTAATTGCAGAACAGGCACGAGCTAACTTGCTTGGTGGTCTTGGTACAGGATTGCTAGGTGGTATGTTGAGTCCGGTAGGTAGTGCAGAAGATGGTTTTATTACACCTCTTTTAGAACTGTTTAGTTAAGGAGACACAGAACAATGGCTAAATTTTCACAGACATTTTTACAAGGTCTTCTTCAACCTACTTATCAACAGGGATTGTTTGATGTTGCTCGTAGTGTAGGTCAAGCTCCTGCACTTATGCGTCAACAAGAGCAAAGACAACAACGCCAAAAAGGAATGATGGGTGGTATGTTAGCTGCACAGCAAGCCGCTGCTGAAGGTCGTTTTGACCCTGAGACTATGAAAGCATACATGGGTAGTATGCAAGGGCTTGGTGTACCTGCTCAAGACATAATGCAAACATTGCCTACTTTACAACAAGCTAATCAGGCTAGTGTAGTAAACAACAAGCAGAACCAGTTAGTTGGTCTACAACAGCAACTAAATGAGCAAGCACAAATCTTGTTAGAGTCTGATGATCGCTCTAGAAAAGAAGCGGCAAATTATCAGATAGATTCTATTGAAGAACAGATGGTTAATATTGGTAAAGAAACAAGAGGCATTGATGCTGGCACTTTTGTTGGTGTTGGTGATAAAACAAGGGCCGGTGTTACTAAAGCTCAACTTGCTCAAATAGAAATAGATGCACAAAGAAGAGGCGCTCAAGAACAACTAGCTATCTCTAGTCTACAACAACTTGAATTTGGTACGGAAGATTGGAACAAACGGGCTACAGAATTAGAACAGCTAGGTTTTCGTAAAGCAGTTCAAAAGGTACGTAAACAAGAACAAGATATTGCAATAGCAAAAGAAGAATTTAAAGATGCTATGCAAACGAGGAAGGTTCCTACTCCAGCACAAATAAAAGAGATGGAAGATAAAGGTATTACTGTTCCTAAAGATGCATTAGGACAACGACAAGCTTGGAAAAGCTATAGTACAGAAAGACTCGAAAAGCAGATAGCCGCCGCTACTTCCTCTCTTGATTCTGTTGCTGCTAATCGCGTAGAAGGTCTTGTTAAGTGGACAATGCAGGGGATTGCTGAAAGAGGCGATTTTATTGATGTGTTTTCTGATGACATTACTTCAGTAATTGAAGACCTTACGCCAGAGCAATACAGTGAGATTAATTCTTTAGTTACCGGAAGAGCTGAATCAGACGTTGGCCCTATTGTAGAGCAATGGTTACGACGTAACTATCCAAAGCCGTTTGAAGAGTCTGAGAAGTTTCGGGCTAATAAAGAAAAACAGGCTCAAGCACGAGAACAAGCCATTGCTGACGTGTTTGCTGCTAATCCTCAACTTGATCCTACTGATCCTGTAGACGTAAGACTAGTTAATCAAAAACTTGACGCTTCTATTAGAGAGTCACAAGAAGGTGACATTGCTGGTAGGAAACTATCAAGAGTATTAGGCGGTTAAATAAATGGCGCGTACCGACAGTAAAGAAGGTTACTCTCAAATATCTCACGTTATAAAGTCCCAAGCAAGTAGCTGACAAGTTTGGCGTATCTGTGCAGGAGTTACTTTCTTATAACAGTGCTGCTTTAGGTGGTCGCTGGGATGCAGGTAATGTTGTAAGAAATCCTCAACACACAGAAGATAAAATTAAAGAAGCTATAGAAAAAGGTGCAACAGCGGAGCAACTTGCTAGCGCCTTGGATATGTCTGTTAATGATGTAGTTGTTAAGTACAATGTACTGCGTGAGGATGAGCTACAAGATATTCCAATTGTAGTACCTGACAAAGCTAAGAAGATACTGCTTGAGGACATAGAAGTACCTGACCGTGAGCAGAAAAAAGTACCTGCACCGTATACAGACTATGAATCTGCAATGGATCAGCGTCTAGCTGAAGTAACTGTGCCTGACAGGGAACTAGCAGAGCCTTTACAACCTCAAGGCATTACTATTCCTCAGTCTGCTTTAGATGCTATTAATCCTCCTGCAAAGCGTAGAAGTCCTGATGATATTGTTATTCCTCAATCTGCTATTGATATTCGTCAAGAACTAGCTAACGAAGAAGGTAAACGTCTTGCTGCTCTTGTAACAGAAGCTGGAGAGGGTGTTACTCTTGGTTTACTAGGAGAAATAAAATCTGTTATAGAATCTGCTACTACTGATAAAACATACGAAAGGGCTAAGGCTGAGTATGAGGTAGCACGAGAACAGTTCCGCGCAAACAACCCTGAGTTGGCACAGCTTGCTACGCCTGTTGAGTTGATAGCTACCTTGCCTACAGGTATTGGTCTTGCTCGTGGCCTAGCTAAAGCAGGCGTTACATCTATTGCAGCACAGGCAGGCATTGAGTCTTCTATCTACGGTGTTGCTACAGGTGAAGGTACTGAGAACAGATTGTTTCAAGGTGTAGGTTATGGTGCGTTAGGTGCCTTAACAGGAAAAGCTTTTGATAAAATACTAGATCCTTCTTTTGCTAAGCGTTACAACACCATTGAAGAGTTTAATGCTGCTCGCGTTGAAGCACAAAAAGAATTAGTCTCTGCTGCTAGAATGTCAAGAGCGCCTGAAGATATAACTAATGCAGAGTTAGCTACTCAGCTACTGATGCGAGAGATAGAGTTTCTTGGGGATGTTGTAGGCAGACAAGGAGCATTACCTAAAGACTTAGCACCTTTCTATCAGCGCATGAAAGGGTACGCTGAAGACATGGGTGTGGACGTGCGTCAGCTAAACAAAGTAGTACGCTCAGACAAAGCTATTAAAGACTTGCGTAAGACCTTAGACGAGCCGTTTGAGAACCTTAATGACATGGCTATGTTGCGTCAAGACCTACTAGATATGACTACTGGTCGTCTTGCTGCTGACGTAGGACGTACTATACCAGAAGCACAGAAAGCTCTTGTTAGGTTTAGACGTTTGGCTTCTCCTCTTGCTACTCTTGCTGAAGATACAGTGGGTGTTGCTTTTTCACAGCGTCTAGTCAGGGCTATGAACAGGGTAACAAGAAAGCAAACTGACCTTGATAATATGTGGAAAGGTATGGAGCCGTTCCGAGAACTAGCCAGTGCTAATTCTAAGTTTAATGACCTACTCTTAGATGCTGTTAATCCTAATCTGTCTTTAGAGTTTCAGACAAAGGCACTACGTGGTGCTATGAACGTAGCTAAATCTAAGATAGGTAACGGTGCGCCTGAGAGACTGCAAAAGTTCTTTGATGACAACATAGAGTTCTCTAAGAGATATCGTAGGCAGGTAACAGCAGGAGAAGTAACACCTGTTTGGATGCACTCTGCTCCTGAGTCAGTTCTTAAGGATGCGTCACTAAGGACATACAGAGATAAAGCGGCTACAAAAGCAGAAGATGCAGCGTCTAAGAATATACAACGTCCCTCTATGAAAGAGTGGCGAGCTAAGAATGCTGAAAGACCTGCTGATAAGCAACAAGAGTATGCCAACATCTTTGATTCACACTGGACATGGCAGAGACAGACACTAACTAGAATGGAGATAGGCGAACAGCTTGGGTTCCGTACTGCTGGTAAACCTGTTGAGGCTAAACCTATCAAAGATTTAATGGGTCGTGCTTCTTCTAAGAAAGAAATAAAAGAAGGGGCTAGTACTCTTGATGCTACTGCTTCCTATGAGGCAGGACATTTTCGTTTGTTTGATGACAACATCATTGCAGAGGCGTTAAAGCGTGAAGGCTACTCTGATGTGCAGATTAAGAACGCACAGCAAATTATTGATGATATAGGTATTAACGCTAACAAAGGTATGGCTAGTGAGCTAGATATGATTCGTAGTCTTGGCTACGTAGGTACTATTGCTAATCCTTATGGCGCTCTGATGAACGTACATGACTTGTTCAACGCTTCCTTTGAACTTGGTTTAGGCAACGTAATTAAAGCTGTGTTTGCTAAAGGTGGTGTTGAGTTTACCCCTGCTGACATGGGCTTAGCTCGTCAGGTGTTTGGTGAGTTTGTACGTAAAGCACGTAAAGGAACACAAAAAGACATAGAGCTACTTGGTGGCGTTACGTCTGGTAATAAGTTTATTGAGGGTGCTGCTAAAGCTAGTGAAGATTTGCTTGAGTGGTCTATGAAGTGGTCAGGGTTCTCTAAACTAGATCAGTTTGGCAAGAGCAGGATCATGGGTGCGTCTTATAACAAAGCAAGACAAGACATAGCCAATGGTAGTTTTGATACTAAGTGGCAGTACAGTTTCAGTAAGCCTGAGATACAACAACTAAAGAAAGATATTGCTGATGGCGTAACAGACAGTGAGTTAGTACGTGATCTTGTTATGTTTGATTTGTTTAAACTACAGCCTATTAACGCAGCAGCACAGACAGCGGCAGGGTTAGCTAATCCTAATGCTCGTATCTTTTATATGCTAAAAGGTTTTGCTATCAAGCAGTTTGATTTGATGGAGCGTAGGATATGGAAAGAGTGGCAAGCAGGTAACAAGAAACAAGCACTAGAAAACCTAGCTAAGTATGTTGTTCTGTCAGGTGGTGGATACGGTGTAGTTAACGAGGCTCGTCAAGTATTAAAAGGAGAGGCTCCTGATCCAGCAGAAGGTGCAGTGTCAGCCTTGTATCAAGTAGGATCTGTTCTTACGTTTGGTGCAATGGGTGCTAACGACTATGGATACGATAAGTTTATGAACGATCCTTTAGATGCAATGGCTAAAAACTTACTGCCTCCACTGGGCGCTACTCTTCCCGGTGCAGTTTTAGAAGACATAGCTGATGCCGCAAGGAAGGGTGACCCACTACCGGATGAAACTATATACGCTCTTCCGATAGTGGGCAAGACTCTTAAAGGTGTGTTTGAC